ATCACTAAAGTAGTTGTTTGGATTGGCACTTGTTAAAGCTGATGGCTTAACGACATAGACAAGCTCACCACTGTAAGTAGTGCTTGCAGTAGGAGCAAAAACAATTTGACTGTTTGTTTTTCTTGCATAGTACTTTGGTGTTCCTGTGCTGGCGCTTACTGGCCAGTAGTCGTTAATAAATTCATCTGTTCTTTGAAGCAAGCCAATCTTACTGCCTGCTTCTTTAATGTGTATGTTTTTAATAATACGTGTGCCTGTTGGCAATGTAAAAGTATTAGTTCCTGATGTTAAGGCAATAGATGTTGCTGTCACAAGACCATAATCGTCAAGTGCTTTGGTAAGTCGGTCTTCGACACGGTTAACCATTTTAGGAATATAAGCAGCAAACTCAGAACCATCATTCTCAGTTGCTTGAATAATATCGTTTACAAGATATGTATAATCAGCCATAATAAATTGTTACCGTTGATGCAGTTGTAGGACACTCGACAATAACAGTACCGCCCATACGGACACCTGTATCTGTGAGGTATGCTTCTGTTACATCTGAATTGGTTGTATTGGTAAACTTAATGATACCACCGTTGGCGTTTCCGAAAGCATCAATAGATGTGCCAGTAATAGTAAACTGACCTACACCCTGTGCATGGACACCTCTGATGCGTGTTCCTTTTAATGGCGCACCGCTAACTGTATCCAAAGCGGTATTAACCAATGTTGTGTTACAAGTAACATACGCTACTCTGAGATTTGCCGACATGTTGTTTGCTCCTATAATAAAACTACGTTAGCTATATTATACTAAAAAAGGGCGCAGGATACAACTCCCACGCCCTTCTATTTTTTAGTTCGTCAGTAGACTAATGCTTATGCACCAGCGTTACCGAAGAAACCTCTCCAGTCTGACCAACCAAAGCTGTAACGCTCACGAGCTTTAAAGCGCAGGTTGCCAGTGTCGAAGTCAGGCTCCATCTTAGTTTGCAACGGTGAACGTACAAACATCTTCGTGCCATTCGGGCAGTCAGTTTTGATGAAGAAAGCATTCGTGTCCGTAAAACGACGGTTTACATAGAAGCCGCCAGGGACAAGACCTTGGTTCCGAATGCTGTTGATGTCATTGGTGTTGGTTACGCCAGTTGTGCTGTTCGTAACTACAGTTGTTGACAAGGCAGAGTTCAGAATTTGGTCTGCTGTGAAGGCCAGGTCTGATGGGATGTGCAGGCTTTCGGCTTGCGCACCAATCAAGATACCACGGTCATCTTTAATTTTTGAGATTGAAATCAATGCAGTCTCAAGTGAAGCTTCTGAAAGGTCAGCGGCTGAAAGCAAGTTGCTTTGGTTGCCGTTGCCAATAGTAGCGTGTGTTGCTGAGAACAATGGTTGACCATCGCCACCAGCATATGAAGCATTAAAGCCGTTGTTGAATACATCAGCAGCTTTAACTTGTTTGGTGTTTGCCATTGCACGGGCCAGACCTTTGGCACGTAGTTTAGCAAATGTGTCATACAAGTTATCTTCCATTGCTTCTTCTGTGATAGCGAAGCCAAGAGCAACAGTCTCGTGTGTGTAACGAGCAGTGTAGCTTTCTTGTGCGTCATCATAAGACACAGCAGCACCTTCACCTTTTACAGGTGCAGTGCCGAAGCCTGTGAAGAGAACTTCTTCTTCGAATGCACGGTCTGAATTTTCAGTATCAAACAACGGTGCATGTTCATCAGAGACTTCCCCATACTCAACGCCGAATACAGCGTTCAGACCTGGGAGTAGCTCTTTGGAAATACTTCCTCTATTAATAGCCATTTCTAATTATCTCCCTTAGTTGGTTGTTGTTACAACAGCTGACGTTACAACATTCTGGTAATCAGCAGCATCATAGTTGAATACTACTTCCAGTTTTGTGTATGCATCACCAGCGGCGTTGCCTGGCTCATCTACGATACCGAGAACACGGAAAAGACCTGTAGTTGCTTTACCTGTGCCGCCAGCTGATGTAGTAGCCACGATTGAAGAACGTCCTGTGAAAGCAGAACCAGCAGCAATTGCACTGGCTTCTACGTTGCGACCAATAATACCAGCAGCTACAGATACGTTTGTAGAGATGATATAAGTTTGGCTAGGATTGTCGTTTACCAAACCAACGATGTCTGAAGCAGACACGCCAGAGTAGTAAGATTTAAAAGTTGGTGTCCCGTCTTGAACATAGCTACAACCTTGGAAAGTTCCGATTGGAACCTCAGTTGTAGTTACGCATGGTGTAAGCGTACCAGATGCAAGGCGTACAGGAGTACCTGTGTACATTGCAGTTGCGCCTGAAGCAATAGGATAAGAGTTCAGGGCATTACTGTTTGGCGAACCACCACGAATACGAGAGAGTGAAAGTCCAGTTACTTTAGTAGCAGACATGTTTTATTCTCCTTAATTCTGTGTGAGTGAAATAACCAGACTCCACGTGTCTAATCGAAAGACGGTGTGCGGCCTCTGGTTACGTTTGTTTTACTTTGGTTTCGAACAGGCATCTTACGGTCACTAGCATTTTCAAGCTGTGAGTTAACCGCTTCAACCATTTCGGCTGATGCATCTTCGAAGTGACGTTGCCGTGCTTCTGCACGTCTAATGGGCATTTTGGCAAGAGCCAAGTCCCCACGGCAAACAGTACCAGAATAACGACCTTCATCTCTAACCATAGAGGTGTGTCCTAATTCAGGTACTTCGTCCAGAGAAACAAACTCCCAGCCTTCAGCTAATCGCTTGCCAACATTTGTATAGTCGTCTTTACCTTTAAGGGAGATGCGTATCCAACGTAGTTTCATTCCTTGGTCTTCAAATCTGTGTGTGACAAACTGAGGAATATCTAAAAGGTTCGGTTCGACGTATTCGTAGTCATCTGTTTCTCTTGTTTCCAGTTCACGAGTCTGGTGTTCACGTGTAGTGTTTCGTGCCATAATATCTATGTATCCTTTCGCATCTATCTATTAATTGTTGTATATTCGCCTTCACCAGCTGATTCAACTTTCAGCTTTTCGGCAGCATACTGTTCAAGTGTAATTCCCCATTTTTGTGCGAGTCGTACATCTTCTTGCGAGAGTTTAACTTTCTTATTAGAAGGGGATGCTGATGTGTGCGAAGCACCAGCTACTACTTGAGAAGCCGTTGACGTAGACTTCTTACGGGGTTGTTCGGCTACTACTTCTTCGGTAGCTTTGCCAAATTTCTGTGGGAAGTTTTCTGCTAAGCGTTTATCAATCTCTTGATAGTACTCGTCTTCCTCTGGGTCAAAACCTTCTTCTTTAAGTTGTGCATCAATAACTAATGCAGCGTTTGTAAGAATCTGGTCTTGATTAAACCATTCATTACTAGCGGCCCATTGGTATGCTTTAAGACCATAACCATTATAAGTCTCAGGGGCAGCTGTTTGTTGAGTCACTTGTTGTTCTGCTACAGCATCTCTTTGTGCTGGCGTCAGTGCCTCGTATTGTCTTTTTGCATCTGCTAAACGAACTACGTCTTGCTGTGCATTGTTTAAGTATTCTTGTGCCTGTAGAATTAAATCTGAGTCACCACTATCAATTGCTCTTTTGTAAGAGTCTCTTGCGATAACAAGCTTTTCATTAACTTGTGCCTCAGAGCTTTTAAGGTTAGTACCAACAGCTTCCAGATATTCTTGTTTCTGTTGCTGAAGCTCAAGCTGCATCTGCTTGTTGTTTTCAAGAAGTCTTTCAATCTCTGCTTCACGCTCTTTCTTTTGAGCAACAAGCTGTCTGATTCTTTTCTGAGCGCCAGAGGTTTCAACACCTTCTACGGCTTTCTCTTCTTCTTGTGTTTCTTCTTCTTCTTGTGGTTCTTCTTCTTGTTCAATTTCTACTTCAGGTTTTTTCGGAGCTTCTACTTCTGCTGCTTCAACAGCTGGAGCTTCCTCTTCTTCTTGACCTTCAATTTCAATTTCAATTTTTTCTTTGGGTTCACCTTGGTCAGGTGTAATAGTAGACCATTCAGTCTCTGCCATTTTATATTCTCCTGTTTAACGTCCTCAGCGAATAAGACGAATAACGCTGATGTAGTATATTATATAGTAAAAATTACTGTGTCACAATAGCAACACCCTAAATTAAATTGATAAGTTAAATGTTGGGTCTAAATCTTTTGCTTCTTCGACTACCATTTTAATAGCATCGTCAAAGATAAGTAAGAGTTGGACACCTTTATACAAAAACTTATCGCCTGTATGCTTACCGTAGCACACATAATCTCCCTCCTTGCACCAAGGCTTACCATCAAACTTGGGGTCTTGGTATGCTAGGTTCCCTATTTTTAGGACACGACCAACTGTTGTAAGGTAAGCCATATCCGATTTGGTTGAGTCAGGAAGAATAATACCGCCCTTTGTTGTTTGCTTAACAGAGACAGGACGCACAAGGATGTGGTATCCTGGAATCTCTGGTAACGGTGTAGGGTCTGCAACATCTTCTCCTGTAATCCATTCGTCGTTCTTTAAAGCATTTGAACCTGCTCTCATTTATTTAGTCCTCTTCTATATACTTGTTGAGATAGTCTTTCACAAGACCTATTGATTTCTCAATCCCTGCTATCGTTCCAACTGTCTCACGATAACTAGCATAATCCGAAGCGGTCCCATACGCAAGCGAATCTTTTATTATTTCAATTTCTTTTTGTAACTCTTTTACAAGTTGTTCGTAAATCACTGATTAAGGCCACCTGTTTTAATTAAGTCCATAAGAAGCTGCGCAGATGCTTTTGATTCTTCAAGCTCATTTGCATCCTGTGCTTTAAGAAGGTCGCCAAGTAACTTCATTGCTTCAATAGCACGTTTGTTACTACGGTCTTCTTCTTTCTGCATCGCTGACATTTGATTCTTCATGCCTGCTTCTTGAGCATCAATAACAATCTCTTGTTCTTTGAGGTCAAGCGCACGGTTCTTAAGTGCTGCATCAACTTGTGCCTTAGCAGCTTGTGTTTGATTCTTAGCAGCTTCAACTTGAATGCGTTGTCCCTCAAGCTGAACCATTTGTTGTTCAGGAGATTGTGGACCACCCTGCATAATCTGCTGATGCATTTGCATTAGTTTCTGAGCAGCCTGCGCTTGTATCATTGCTTCTGGTTCTGGAGCTTGTGCCAGCTGTTGTTCAATTTGCATAGCAAGCATTGGGTCCTGTCTTGCTGCTTCTGCTGCTTGTTGTGTAAGACCCGCAAGCTGTTCTTCATAACGAATAATAGTATGTTCATTAATATTAGCCTGTAGTGCCGCAGCAATTTTTGGAAGTGTAGGATTCTGCTTGTTTGTTGGGTCTTGTAAGAAAGCCATCTTAACTGCAATGTGTGCATCATGGTTTTGTCCAGTAAATGCTTTAATAGGTTTGCCTTGTGCAGCAGTTCTAATATCAGACATTGGGTCTTGTGGTACTGCGTCTTTCTTAAGAGGCATAAGTTTCTCTACATCAGGAACATTGGCAGTAGTAAGAAGCATACGGTTAATAGCTTCCATGTCAAACATGCCAGGCTCTGACTGAGCAGCAATCTGCTGTACCATTTGGATAAGCATCATGCGTTGTGCATTAGATGGAATGTTGGGGTCAGACACTGGAATAATATCTATCTTACCATCAAAGTCTGACTTAAAGATTTTTTCTTCAATGCCTGGCAAGTCATATGGATATTCGTCATCCAGATACTCAGAGTCAATACGAGCCAATACTTTGAACTCATCACCCTGTGCTTTATGTAGGCGCTTGTGGATTGAAGAGAAGAACTTACTTGAAGCTTCCAGCAATGCCATCGTTGTACC